CATTACCCAGAAGCGTGAAGGCATCGCCAATGGTGGCCGGCATCGCGTCGGCCTCCTTGCGCAGGCGCTCGAGATTGCCGAGCAGTGCACGCCGGATCACATCGCCGGTGATGTCGCCTTCCGCGCCGAGGGCACGCAGCTGATTGACGTTGACCTTGAGCTCCGCCGCCAGCAGCTCGGCGATCCGCCCGCCGCTGGCGATCACGGTGTTGAGGTTCTCGCCCGAGAGCTTGCCGAGCGCCATGGCCTTGGACAATGCGTTCTGCACGGAAGTCGCGCGCTCCGCCTTGGCGCCCGACACCACCATGGCGTTGTTCAGGGCCTCGGTGAAATCCAGGCTCTCCTTGGTGGAAAGCCCGAGCTCGCGCAGCGCCGTGGCGTTGGCGAGCCAGGATTCCGTGGTCTGCGTAATGCTCGAATAGGTCCGTCGCGCCATGGCGGCCAGCCGCTCCATGACCGCCGCACCCCTCTCCTGCGAGCCGGTGGCGAGATCGACCCGCGAGCGCAGATCGGTCCAGGTGTTGGTGTAGGTGACGAGCTGCTGGACGCTGATTGCAGCGCCGAGCACACCCATTACCCGGCGCACCACCTTGCCGGTGATGTCGGCCTGCTTTTCGATGCGCTTGAAGCTGGCTTCGCCAACCTCGCCAACGCCCTCGAACTCGGAGCGAACCAGCCGGCCGCCTTCGGCAACGAGCCGGACGGAGACTTTCTTCTCGGCCATAATGAGGTGAATCCTGTCAGGTCAGCCGCGCTCGGCCGCCATCTGTTCGTTGAGCTTGCGCACCATCACCGCCTCGATTGCGGGCAGGCATTCGGCGGCGATGAGTGGATCAAGACCAAGGGCTCGCGCCATGGCGAGAGCCGCTGTCATGTCCCAACCGATAACGACGCTGGCGCCCATGCCGCCCACAACGCGCAATTGTCCGGTCAGGCGCAGCGCCAGATCCCAGACCTGCCAACCTTCCGGTGTTTCCGGATAGTTCAGCTGCGCCGGGCAATCTTCGCACGCGCTTTCGCAGGCCGCGCAGTAGGCCTCGCCCCCGCCGAAGTGCCATTCGGCAAGGGCGATGAGGCGTTTTTTTCCGCATCCAGCATCAGGTGCGGCGCGAGACAGCGGGTCTGGAACGCCTCGAACACCGGCCAGATGTCGAGAAGCGCATCAATGCCTTCCGGCGTAACCGGCACCGGCTTGCCGCTCTCATCGCCGACGCCTTCCCAATCGGCCACTACGCGGCGTGCGACCGCCTTGGCCATGACCACCGCCATCTGCTCCTGGCTGGCGTCCTTGGGCAAAGATTCGACTGTCGGATCGTTGCGGGCCGCGACCATGGTGGCGGTGGTCACCGGCAGAACACGGAGGCGCAGGCCAGATCCAAGGTCGAGCCATTTCGGCTCAGTGGAAAGATCGAGACGGATCATGGTCAGTAGTTCTCCACATCATTGATGAGAACGGCGGTGCACATGCGCCCGAGCGTGACGTCGCGCGCGGCCTGCCAGTCGAACGATGCCTGCACGCCCTGCGGTCCGGAAATCTCCAGGCGGGGCCGCGGCAGATAGACCGCATGCGCGGTGAAGATCAGGCTCTCGCCCGAGATGAGTGTGTATGAAAACTCCAGCTCGCAAGGAGCGCCGTTGATCGCCTGTGTCACCAGCGTCGAGTCGGCAAAGCGGACCTCGGTACGGCCGGTGAGCGCCGCAATCGACGGATCGGCGCCATCGATCATGCCGTCGGCACGGATAGTCTCGATGCGGTCGAGATTGTTGGCATAGGTGATCTCGGTCGAGATGACATTGCCGAGCGCGGTGCCGTTGCGCTTGATGGCGCCGTTGAAGTGTCCGAAGCGAATGAGATCCAGCTCCGCGGGCGTGCCGGCCTGTGACGTGGTGTTGATCGTCTCGCCCTGTGCCACCAGCCGCGCCGTTGCGGTCAGCAGGCCAGAGCGCTGCATTTGCCAGGTCAGTTGATCGAGCACTGCGCCGGAATAGAGTGCATATCGCGGCACCTCAGGCATTCCGGTCTCGATTGCCATCGACGGCAGGGTCCAGGATCCGGATTGGAAAGTGTGGGTGAAGGGCCCCGGTGCCGTCCCCGTCGTCGTCGGCGCACCGAACGCCGCCTTCAACCAGAAGCCGAAGGCGGCGGCATCGATCGGCACCACCACGTCGCCATCGGCCGTCACCGCATCCTTGACCGGCGCCAGCGGATCGCGGCCGTAGCCGAGCAATTCCGAGTTCAGGAGCGGCTGTTCCGCCCCGAGTGTAGCGCTGGCGAAGGGCATCCGTGTGTAGCCGCTCGCCGGCGGGGTGCCATAAATCGTCTCGAACGCGAGCGCCATTCGCGCCCGCGCCCCTTGGGCTCGTGCCATGATCTTGTCCTTGTCAGATGTTGTCTGGATCAGCCGAGCGGGTCGGCCGTCGAATAGTGCAGCAGCACCGGGATCACGGCGGCTTTCAAGGCGGCCGCGCCCTCGATGGGCAGATCGACCGGCTGCGGCGCTTCCGCCTCGATCCAGTCGCACAGCCCCCCGAGCGTGCGGTCGCCGGCAATCGCCGCACCAATGCTCGCACACAGCGCATCAAACGCTGCATCGCGGCTCGTACCCTGCACGATGGCCTCGACCTCGGCCCGGTGCTGATAATGGTAGATGAGCGGCGACAGCGTCGTCTCCGGCTCACCCGGATCGCCATCACGCAAAATCAATAGCCCCGCGGTAGGTACACGCTCGGGCAGTACGTCGCCGCGCAGCACGGTGGCAGGCAACGTCGAAAGCCGCGCGTGCAGCGCGGCGAGGATGGTTTCGCGAGTGGTGGGCATCTGAGTTTCATCAATGCCATTCTTGTAAAACTAGTGCTTTGAGGCTATATAGCTTCCAAGACATGAGAACCAAATGCCCTGGACAGTTTCCTTCGCCGATGAGTTCGAGCCAGAATTCGATGAACTCGATGCGGAAGTTCAGGACGCGATCCTCGCGCGGGTGCTGCTGCTCGAACGCGAGGGACCCTCGCTCGGACGACCGCATGCCGACACCCTGACCGGATCGAAGCACGCGAACATGAAGGAGTTACGCTGCAACGCTGCCGACGGCGTTTGGCGAATCGCCTTCGCATTTGACCCCGACCGACAGGCAATCCTGCTTGTTGGCGGGGACAAATCGGGTGGCAGCGAGAAGCGCTTCTACAAGCAACTGATCGCACGGGCCGATGAGCGGTTCGACAGCCATCTGGCCAAACGGAAAGGATGACGACCATGGCTCGCAGCCTTAAGGACAAGCTCGCCACGCTCGACCCGGCCCGCCGCGCGCGGATCGAGGCAGAAGCAGATCGCCTGCACACCGAATATCTGACGCTGCAGGAACTGCGTAGAGCCAAGGAGCTGACGCAGGTTCAGCTGGCCGAGACGCTTGGCATTCAACAGGCCACGGTAGCCAAATACGAACGCCAAAGCGACCTCCTGCTTTCGACACTCCGTAGCTATGTCGGCGCGATGGGTGGCTCGCTGAAGCTGACGGTCGAATTTCCCGGCAAGGCGCCGGTCGCACTCGAAGGCTTGGGTGAGACCGAAGAGCCACGCCGCCGACGTCGCACGACACAGGCTAAACATCCCGTTGCCGCCCATCGTTGAGCATCACGTCTCGCCCCAGTTCGCCACGATCATCCTGGGCAGTGCGTTCTCAACCGCACGCGCATCCCGCGCCAGATCGAGGCGCTTCGGCAGTTTCACCTGCGGTACCAACAAGAAGATCACGGCGGTGGCGCGACCTTGCAGCCGACTCGAGACGCGACCATCCTTGTGCCGGGTGATGTTTTCGCGGACGCGTCCCGTCTTGCTGACGCGGATATTATCGGCGACCAGCAGGCTCGGACCGGTGCGCCGATAGACAAAGCGCAGGCGCAGGCCGGTGCGACGCTCCCACGCGCCGGGCGTGATCCTGCCGCCTCGTGAGGATTTTCCAGCGGTCGGCATCGGGATCGCCAGCCAAAAGCCGTTCTTGGAGCGGATCAGGGGGCCGCTGTCGTGCGCACCAACAATCACCGGTGCTTTCGACCAGACCAGCGCTGCCGCGTTGAGACTCGGCCGACCTTTTGGATACTGCTCGGACCGAATGGTGCGGGCGAGCCGGCTCCCTAGCCCCGCACCGGTGATCTGCCCTCGCCAGGCGGACTTGAGACCGGTGCCGGCTTCCCGCATGGCGATGGTGACCGCCTTTTGGCCGGCGCGGGTTTCCGCCTCCATGATCCGGGCGATGTCGCCGACAATACTGATGCCGAGTTTCATGCCGGGCGAAGGTCCACGGTCCAGACGAGCCGCTCGCGATCACGCACCGGCTCGCCCTGAATGATGAAGGTGTCGCCATCGATCTCGATCCGGTCGCCAGCACGCGGGTTCGGGACCTCGGCGAGGCGAAGATCGACGCGGGTGGTTTCCGACCAGAGCCGCGCCTCGCCGAAGCCAGTGATCTCGTCCGCACGTCGGGCAATGATGCGCACGGGCACGGTCGATCCGCCATCGGGCGTATAGACCGCATCTCTGCCGATATTCGGATCGGCAAACAGCAGATCGACGACAGCGGCAAAGGCGTTCATCAGAACGCGCCGTTGAGGCGTACCTGGCCGAGTGTATCGCTTGCACCGCCGGCGACCGCTACAACCGCGACGCCAATCAGCGTATTCGAGGTTGCAGTCTTGGTCACCTCCTTGTTGGTATTGTCCCAATAGATCTTGTCGCCGGCGGTCCACGCCTGGCTTGCGACCTTCTTGAGATCGAACACACCGACGAGTGTGGCCTCCACGGTTTCGCCGCTGGCAGCGTCGGCGGATGCGATACCAAAGATGGAGCCGACGAGCAGGCCATCGCCGGAGGTGACGACATAGGGGGCGGTCAGCGTGATGGTATTGCCGGGCTGGATGTAATTTTTCATGAGGGAAGGCCCTTTCGGAAAGAGAAAGGGCGGCCCGTCAGGGCCGCCCGCATGTTCGGGTTCATAGATGAAGTGCCGGCCGCTAGGCGCCGGGGTTCTTGTAGAGGCCGCGCCAGTCGATGGCCTTGGCGCCGAAGTCGAGGCGGCACTTGATCTCGACGCCGTCGACATCAAAGCCGTTGCGGGTTTCGATATAGGCACCCTGCTGACCTTCCAGATACGCGTACTCGATGGTGTCGATCTGGTTCGGGCTTGCCGCCAGATACCAGGTCTTATCATCTGCCGCGTCGAGGCGCGGCTCGCTGATCGGGCTGAGCGTGCGGATCGACTGCGGCACGACGTTGCTGATTGCCGCCGGCACCAGATTCTGCGCCACCAGCTGCTCGGCCTTGAGCTCGAGCGCGGCGGGCACGATCAGGAAGGCCGGGCGAATGTTGAGCACCGTCTTCTTGTCGAGCCCGGTCTGTTTGGCCATCGCCGCGCGCGCCGCGCCAACACTGGTGACATCGAGCGCCGCGCCAGAGCCAGCGAGGTTCTTGTGGCTGGCATGGAACAGCGCTGTGCCGTCAGCCATGGCGGGGTTCGCGGTAACGATGCCCCAGACCACGTCGCTTTCCAGCTGGGCGATCGAGTTGCCATACATCGCCGGAATGCGGGTGAAGGCGTCGAGATCATCGTTGATCAGGACCTGCCTTGTGATCGCAACGACCCGGCCATAGGTCTTGACGCGGTAGCTTTCCTTCGACTCGCCGAGCGTGCCACGCTTGAACTCGCCGCTCTCGCCGACTTCCAGCAACTGCGGTGCCTCGCCGAGCTGGACGCGGTGCATGGCCTTGAAATCGGTGGCGAGAACCTGTCGACAGAACAGCGTGAAGGTGCGCGGATAAGTGTCATAGGCCTGCCGCAACGTCTTGTTGGTCACGGCGGCAAGGATCTCGGGGAAGTCCGAGGTCGAATGCAGCGCCCGCGTCGCGACCTCGTCGCGCGACAGGCCGCGCGTATTGACGCCAACATCGGCGAGGCTTTCACGGGCGAGCTCCAGCAGCGTCATGCCTCGATACTGCCGCGCAGCATCCTCAAGCTGGAACAGCGTCGGGCTGTAGCGATGCAACAGCGCGTTCGCCACCGCGTCGCGGCGGGTGATGCGCTCGTCCTGTCCGCCGAGCGGCACCAAGACATGCGGGAAGGTTCGCGTCTCCTCGGACCTCAAAGCGACCTGATCGAGAATCAGGCGACGGGATTCATCGATGCTGACACCACGCTTGACCAGATCCTCGGCAAAATTACGCTCAAGGTTGAGACGCCCCGTCAGATCGTAGATGGTCGAGACACGTTCGCGTTCGGTCTCACGGGCTCGAGTGGCGATGGCTTCCGTATCGGAAGCAGCGATCGTTTCCGGGTTCGATGCTTTCGGCTGCGCACGCACCTCAGCTGCAGCCGGCGTCGCTGGCACGGGCGATGCCTGCTGTCCGGCAGCGGAAGGCTGGACCGGTTGGGTGCGAGCTTCAATGATTGCGGGGTCATCTCCCGCTACGACGGTCGTGCTCTCGGGCATGATGGCCTCCTTGTTCGAGCGGGTTTCAACGATTTCGATCGGATAACTGGTCTGGTCTGCGGCGCGCACCTGCGCGCGCGGGTCGGCGGGAATGGTGACGAAGCTGACCTCGAGCGGCGTCCAGCGCTCGACGATGCGCTTTTCGACATCGCCCTTCTTCTCAGCCTCAATGACCTTCGCCCGGTCGATCGAATAGCCGACCGACACATTGCGGATGATGCCGTCGCTGATCAGGCCGAACATCCGGTCGGCGGCCTGGTCGATGCCTTCGCGCGGAAAGCGGATGGTGG